GATACGACCGTCGCGTTGCGTGACTTGGCCGTGTAGTACCAAGTCATCGATGCGTTGGCCGAATACCGAGCGGTCATAAAGGCAGACGTATTGATCGTCGTGCCGAGCGACTGAATTGGAGGTGTAACGGTTGCCGTTAAAGCAACGACGCTGTCCTTGCCAATCGAGATGCGGTCGCTGTCATCGATGTAGACCTGACTACCTTGCAGGGTCTTGCCGGTCGTGCCATCAAAGCGAGGCAGCGCGTTATCGAGTGATGATGCTGGGCCGAACACGTTACCTGCCAGTGCGCTTGTCGAGATGCCTGCGTCGACCAATGCGCGTACGGTGACCTTCTTCGTGGTCGGTCCCGTTGCGTCGACAATCGGCAGTACGTCGTTCGCTGCGTCGATGTCACCAACGGCAAGCGATGGATACTGCGAAATCTTTTTGTCAGCCATGATCAGCCCTCAATCTGTAGGACTCGACGCGCAAACTCGTAATCGCTTGCGTAGTGCGCTTTGACGAAATCCACCACCTTCGGTGTAATTTCGCTGCGGCCAAAGCCAGATGATTCGTTGCGACGAACCAGCACTTGTGTGGTGTTGCCCGTGACGCGACGCAACTCGGATTCAAACTTGGCGAAGTCCAGAGCAGTTACCTTCGGGTGATCGAGCCAATGCGTCTGCGAAATGAACAGTCCCTTGAACTTCTCGATCAGCGCATCGTGTACGTCTACGAGTTCGTCATACGAGACAGCCTCGACAGACTTGCTGATGCCGTTGTCTTGCAACAGTTTAGCAAGCGCATCGCGCACCATCGGGAACTGCTTGCAATGCAGCACAGCGCTCTCAAAGCGATTGACCGGATCGCGGTAAAAACCGTAGATCGTGTAGTCGTTCAGCGCTGGGTACTGCTTTATGAACTCTTCAGCCGTTGCGTGATACGGGTGCAATCCGTGCCAGCCAACAGACCCCAAGAAATGGCGAGTTGCAATCGTCCCAGTCTTTGTCGAGAAGATGAATGCCTGCTTGGTCGCCTTGTCAAAAAACATTACGGCGTCTCCGGCGAAAAATCGTTCGGGATATCGCCGACACGCTCTTTGCTAAACGCCATTGCCTCTTCGATTTCTGGCGGCACATCACTTGGAGGCGGCACAAACTCATCAGCAACCGGATCGTAGGTGTAGCCCACGCCAGCGTAATGCTTGCGAATGCTGCCGCTGTAACTGGTCTGCACCCAGCGAGTATCTGCACCGAACAGAGACTTGCAGAACGCGACGCCGAGTTCTTCGTACTCCACGCCGTTATCGAGCAGTTCATTGTTGTGAACGACGATCACCTGCGTGACGACGTTGTTCTCATCTAATTGTGCAAAGTGCGCCATGCCTGTGCCTCAAAAAGTAATCGAGCCGGAGCCTGTCCACTTGTAGATGTGGTAGCCACCAGCAACTGTGTATGTCGGAGATCCGGTCGTCGCAGTCGCAGCAGCGTATGTATCGGCATAGCGAATGATGACTACGCCAGAGCCGCCTGCGCCAGAAGCATACGATGCGTGGTTTCCGCCACCGCCACCACCGCCCGTGTTTACGGTACCGGAGGTAGCCGCGCCCCATCCAGACGAGTTTGCCCCGCGGCCGCCGCCACCAGTTCCGGCCTCGCCGTAGTTGATGTTATAGCACCCACCACCGCCGCCACCGGCATACTCAACTGACGATCCGCTTATCGATGATGCCTTGCCATCGCCACCGTAGGCATTTTGATCTGTATTGCCGACCTCGTTTGCTCCACCACCGCCACCGCCAAATACGGTTGTAATTTCGGCAACCGAGCCTGCTCCTCCGGCAAATCCTTGACCGCTTGAGGCAGTTCCTCCACTTGAGGCAGAGCCACCGCCATATCCGCCGGGGATGGTATACACGATAGCAGAACCACCACCGCCGCCAGATCCGCCGGTCAGGCCATTTTGGTCATTGCGACCACCACCGCCGCCGCCTGTGGAGGTGATTGAGCCAAATACAGAGTTTGACCCGCTCAATCCAAGTTGTTGTTCACCTCTTGCAGCAGCGCCTGCACCGACTGTGACGGTAATCGCAGATCCCGGCGTAACCGCCAAACCTGTTGCCGTGCGATATCCACCAGCACCACCACCGCCGCCAAAGTAATAACCCGCATATCCAGTCGGGGCTGAATAATAGTAACTGTAACCGCCGCCATTACCAGAGCCACCGCCTGCAACGACAAGGTATTCAACGTCAGGAGGCGCAGAAGGGCCACCGCCGCCGCCCATTGATTCACGGGTAGTCGTGCGTGAGCCAGCCCTCGGGAAGGTACGAGCAGCGGTTCTAGCCATTGCGGATCAGTACGTCGGCGAAGGGATACGCAGGGCAACAGCGTAGACAGCCGTCGCCGTTGCGACGTTGGCGCGGATCTCACCAGCGCCAAGTTCAAAGATGCCGCCACCCGCAGCCGTTAGCGTGACGTCGGTTCCGACATCCTGCGCTGTGCCGTTCGGGCCTTTGCATTGCAACTTGACTGTGCCGCCGCCGAATGTGGCTTCAACACGGAATTCACCGCGACCACCCGGCCATGCAACCCAGTTACCAGTCGCGCTGGCATTCGAGAGAAGAGTAATTCCTACAGCCATGAGAGTCTCCGATTAGGCGATTCGGTTGATGTTTGCGATGACCGATGGTGTAACCGGTCGAGTGGGCGAGGTTTGAGCGGCTTTGAAGTCGAGCGTCACAGCGACGTTTGGCGTCGACCAGTACACCTCGATGTAGTCGCTTGCCGCCAGTTGGAGCGTGAACACGATCGTAACGACAGCCGTTCCGGGGATGCCGCCACCCTGCGCTGGAACCGTTGCGTCCGTGTTTGAGTTGGTGACATTCGTGCCGTTCTTGCGAAGCCAAGCACTCGCAATGTGCGACGAACTGTCGGTGTTCTTCAACAGCAAATTGAAGTCAAACTTGTAGATGCCAGCCTTGGTCACCGTGATGCGAGTGCTGGATGCAACCGAGATACCGCTTGAGTAATCGGTCGTTCCCCACAACACGCCGGTTGCTGTGTTCGCCAGAGCTGTCTGATCGGTAACGTCAGAGAACGCACCGTAGTCGCTTTCCGTGATGCGGTCAATCGGAACAATGCCAGTTGTCAGAGTTCCGTCTTTCTTGACGGTCCACTTCGACACACCGCCGACTTGCAAGTCTTGCAGTTTCGAGGTTGCGTCAGATGCGGTATCCGTGACGTTGATCTTGTGCGCCGTGAAGACCGTAGCGCCTGCGTTCCACGTCTGCTCAAGATCCTGCGAAGTCTGGCCGACCAGCGCTTTGCCGGTGACCTTCTTGGTTTCGCCTGCGCCGACATCGACAATGGCCACCACGTCAGCACCGGCTACGTCGATCTGAGCCAGTGACGGTAACTGGGTGATCTTCTTGGTGGACATCAGCCCATTCCGCCGCCGAGCAGTTTAGTCGTGCCAGTCTGGCCCTGAGCCTGAGTCTGGGCGCTCGACACCATCGTCGACATGCGGCCGCGCTTCTTGCGCTGACGGCGTGACTCGTTCTCGCGCATCTTCGCCTCGTCCGTCACCGGAGCAGGCGGAGGTGGTTCGATCTTCGGAATCTTCGGCTTGAACAATCCACTCATGGTGCGCTCCGCAAAAGGCAGGTACACGTTTCCGAATGAGAGTCTATCCGAAGACTTTGTAGTCTGCTACAGCCTGTTGATGACCTTGTTGTCTGGACCCCACATTACGGAATGGCCTGCGACCCTTGGCGAGGTATCGGAATGCGTCGGCGTAGTGGCTGGTCCAATCGTGCAGTGGCTTTTCCTTAAACCGACCGAGCGGTTCAGAGTACTCTCGACGGTACTGTCGCAGGGCGTCCAGTGCGCGAGTCATACGTGCCTTGGCATCGGCTGGCGTTTCGCCGGGAAACGGGTCAGGCTCGGCGTTGAACTCGCAGACCGGCAGCATCATGCGTACTGCGTGGATGCCTTCGTCGACGCTGTCAGCCTCCAGTATGCGCGGCTTGATGCCGTACCCTCGCGCTGTCTGCTCACGGGACAAACCGCTGCCCCATTCCTGCACCGCTCCGTCGTGCGGCCAGATGTGGTCGCCGTAAACGTAATCGATCGATAACAGTTTCTTCGCATACCAGTCGAGGCCGACACCTGAGCCTTCCAGTACGTTGATGATGCGAACCGCGCCGTTTCCCATGATCTGGTAGAACCAAATGATCGTGGAGTCGCCGACACCGATATCCCATGCGGTACCGACCGGGAAGTGCGGCATCGCTGGGAAGTTACCGATACGCCCGTCTCGCTCAGCCTTGGCAATCAACTCAGCCCAGTACGCGCCCGGTACGCCTGCGTCGAAATCACAGAAGTACTCTTGGGCGATGATCGAGTCTGCTTCCTTTTCTCCGCGCTCGATGCGGAGTTCTTTGCGTTCCTGCGCGACAATCTCCGCAGAAATCGCCTTCGTATCCTCGACGGTCAGCACCTGACAGAACCACTCGGGATCGGTACGTGCAAACTGGATCATGCGGCCGAAGTGATTGCGGCCACGAGGGGTCGAGATGAACATCGCCCACCCGCCGTTCTCAGCGAGGATCGGTCGCAGGAATGCCCATGCGTTCGGGTCAGCCAGTGCGTACTCGGAGAACACCACACCAACCGGCGGAGAACCCACGAGGCTGTTGTAGTTGTCGCTGCCGACCACCTGCCATGTCGAGCCGTTCTTGAACCGGATGAACATGTCCTGCTCACGGGTCGATTCGCGGATCTCCTCGGGGAATGCGTCGTCGATGCGTCGTCGTCCGGTGTGGCTGTTGACGGCGTCCCATACCGCCTTTCGAGACTGGTTCGCTTGCGGAAGCATGTGCCAGTACGAACCGACACGAGCCATAGCGCTCACAGCAGCCCAGTGCAGCGCAAGTTCGTCCTTGCCGGATCTTCGGTGCCATGCCAGTGCGAGGCGCTTCCTGCCGCTCTCCAGCGCTTTCCACGCAGGCAACTGGTAGTCGCGTGGAATCCAGCCGTTGGCCGGAAGGTCGATCTCAGCCATCCGAGAATCGTTTGATGTTGACGGTCAGGCCGACCTCACCCTTGTGTTCTAGGTCGATCTTGTCGCCGTACCGCTTGGGTTTCAGTTTCGAGGCTACCCACTTCCGGGCATCGACCATGATCCGCTTGTGGTCAGGCGTGATCGAAATATTGTCTGCGATTTCAACGATCCGGTCAGCGTGAGCCTCAGCCTGAGCCTCTCGTGCGCGTGTGTATTGCTCCGAGAATTCTGGGTATTTCGTCAGCCACAGGAACACACTCGACATAGCCGGCATGTCTTCTTCTTCGCAGATCTTGCGGAGAGAATCGCCCAGTGCCAGTTTCTCGCAGATCTTGGCAGTCAGTTCTGGGCTGTAGTCTGTTGGCCTTCCGGCTGGCATTTACTTCTTGCGCTTCTTCTTGGCTGCTTCGCGTTTGACCGAGTAAGCAATCGCAACTGCTTGTTTTTGCGGCTTTCCTGCGCGGATCTCGCGTCGTACGTTTTCGCTGAATGCCTTAGCGCTTGTCCCTTTAATTAGCGGCATAGTATTAAGACTTTCCTTTGTTTCGTTTACTAATGGCTGCTGCTTTCGCTTTCGCGTCGGCTTTGCTGCTGGCACCCCATGCTCGGAGTGCAAGGGCAAGGCGAGTCGGCTTACCGTCTTTCTCCATCGGACCAGCAGTGTTACCCATACGAGCCAGAAACGAAGCCCGGCGTGGGTTATCGCCAGACTTAACCGGCGCTTTAAGGTTCCCGCCAGTTTCGCGATTGTATGCGGCGCGTCCTTTAGCGTTGAGACCACCCTTTGCATTCTGGCCTTCCTTCCTTTGCCATGCTGGAGTCTTCATTCGATCTCCCGATTCGGTTTTGCGGGGTCTTGGTAGAATGGGCGGTCAGCCGGTGCGCTCGGACTTAACGTGCGCTGAGGGGCTGTTCGCTCCATCCGTATCGATTGCACTCTCGCTGTAACCGCAGCCAGCCCCAGCATGCGCCGGTTGCGCTGGATCGGCTCCTCCTCGGTCGGACCTGTGTCCCCGAGTCTAGCCGCCACGTTTCAGTTCCTTACGGACACTGTCCCGAAATGCTTTCGCTGTCGGCGCACCTTTCGATCCGGGCTGACGCATCTTCTCGCCACTTCCGGCCTTGATGCGTTCGCGCTTAGCGTGGATGTTCGACCAGAGTCCTTGTTTCATAGCAGGATTCTATGCTGCTGGTGGGAGATCGTCTACCGGCGGTTTGACCTTCGCTCCGCGCCTGAAGTTCAGCACCTGTGCCGAAGGCTTAGCCGGTGCCGGGTTGCACTCCCAGCATCGAAGCCAATCGCCCATGCCGTCCTCGATCCAGCCCTTTGCCATGCAGGTTCGGCAGGGTTCCAGTTGTATCCCGTCTGTCATCCGTTCAGCCTCATCTCGTACTCTTTTAGGGCTTGTCTTGCCCAGACCGAAGGCTCGTCATCACCCCACTTGGAGATCCGCCGTAAGACTTTCTCGTAGCGTCTCATCGTATGCCACGTAATGGCCAACGTCAGCATGGTATCAATCGAGTTCAGTTCTGCGACGGTGACCTCGTCCTCAATGGTATACATGTCCCGATCCTCAAGTAGGGTGGCACCCAATCCTCACCGAAGTCGAAGGGTTCCTGCAACCCAAGTTCGACGCGATGAATTTCGCGGTGAACGGCGTTTAGATCTTGATTTAATTTGCGAATTTGGGACCAGAGACTTCGCAGTCTTTCTTCCTTCGTCGACTCCATGTTTCAGTACCTCTATGAGTTCTTTTATTTTCTCTTCATGAATGATCAACTGTATCACTGGGTGATACGGTTCTTGCCTGCACCGGGTAACGTACTCAACCCCGCAGACCTTGCACCTCTTTGGCATATGGCTCAATCCTTACGATCACTTTCCCCTCCCCCTCAGCGTCATGTCTCAGGATTGATAGGGCGTCAATTAGGCTGTCGTCTTCGATCACGTCTGCTGCAACGATAGCGTCGAGCAGCGCCTTCTGAATGTTGTCCAGATCCCGGCGTCGCTTGTCTGGTGGGTACGCATCGATGCTGACTTGGAGCCGACAGTTCAGGTTCTCGCGTGGGATACCTTGCTCCAGTATCCGATAGGCTACAGTTTGTCGGTACAGCCTACCGTCCTGCGAGATCACCGTGCGGCCGCGATAATTGCGCCAGTAATGATTAATCGACGGTGGCCATGGGAGGACGATACGCATGGTTCAATCTCGCGTTGCGTTTTAGAATCTTCGTTCGACCTTCTCGCGTCATGCAGATGTTCTGCACAGCGACGTAGTCGAGATCCAGCATATCGCAGATCCAGCGCAGACTACCGACACCGGAGTGGTGCGAATAAATCCAGTGCATCGCTGCTCTTCGGTGTCCACCTCGATTGCAGTCGCGGATCGCAAGGTACAGCACTGATGCCCAGATCCTGCGGTACGGCTCGTCGTCTTCGTTCTTCGTGAAATCGACCTGTGATTTATCGATTGCGAGGGTCATGTCCTGCTATCCATTTGAGCCACCAGATCGCTTTCTCAGCGTCCTGCGCGGCAGGGTTGTCGGGTTTCTTCCCACATCGTGCGATGTAACCAAGAGCGGTCAGTCTACAGAATTCAAGAAAAAATTCCTCGGACTTTGCGTTCGCTCTCATGAAGTCGACCGTTTCAATTTCCCCTCGATAATGCTCGGGATTGATCTGGTCACGCATGTTCTTTCGCTCTCTCGCGTAATCGACGGAAGCCCGGCTCACCGAACAACTCTCGGACCATGCCGACAATGTGGATGTCGTCGACGACCTTCTTCGGTTCTGACTTGCGGATCAGATCCGCGACGTGATGCTTCAGGAATTGCAGTTTGTCAGCGTAATCAATCGAACCACGGTTGAGCGATAGTCGAGCAAGGTATGCGTCAGCCAGCCTCAACTGGCCAATCGTCGTCTCGACCAGATCGTCCCACATTTTCAGGTTCGAGTCCTCCAGATGCTGGAATCGAGCCTCGTCAGCAGCCTTCTGCTTGTCCGTCTTTTGTGGGGGTTCGCCGGGAGTCTTGGACTTCTTCAGTTCGAACAATCCCTGCCATTGGTTGGAGATGGATTGATTGACCACCTCAGCCTGATCGTTACCAAACTTCGCGAGTTTCAGTGCCATCGCATGTTCGGATGCAGGCTTGATCGGTTTCCGTATCGCCTTCCTGAAGGCTACCCACCGTTCCCATGCTTCCTGATCTAAACCCTGTATATCCATCGTGTATATCCTGTATTTGATTGTTATGACTGTTGGTGAATTCTGCGTGGTAAGGACGGAATACGCCTATGTCCTCATCACGCAGTTATGACTGTCGGAGCCATCCTGCCGTCGACAACTTTTCACAGGTTTCCCTGCTGTGGTTCGCGCTTCTCGACGATGTGCTGCGCGTTCAGAGGCCCACTACCCCGGTCTGAATCTGAGTCTGTTCTGCGCGTAGTTTCCCCGACCAGAACAGCCGAGGGAGGGAGTGTTTGACAGTAGTAGTACACTAGACTACCCTATCTCCACTCACCTACCCTGTGAGCAAAATAGATCGACCCACTCGATCCGTCAAGCCCCCGAGAGGGGGTTTGTCGTTTAAGCCCTCCAGAGTCCATTACAGCCGCTTACTACGCAGGGGCTGCTCTTGCATCAACTTGCGTATATGCCGAACGCTGTAGCCTGCTGGAAGTTTTACGAAGCCTAGTTGCAGCCGCATCACCTGAGCAGGCGGCACCACACCTTGGCGAACCCATCGCGAGACAGCCGGAGCCGAAACCCCGAACGCATCCGCGACATCCTTTTTGCGGCCGTTGAAGACCGAGAGAATGATGTTGATATCCATAGCCCGTGCATCTTAACCGCCGTTACGAGAAAAAGGCAAAGGGAATATGCACGGCAAAATATGTACCTATTTTTTCTGGGTGGATGGTTGCAAGGGCTTAACTTGTGTTAATGTTCACCCATGCCAGCACGGTGCTGGAACAGGAGAAACAAAATGCAATACGCCAATCACATCGGTTACAGCGACGTCAACCCGTTCGAGATCATCCGCAAGATTAGCGACAAGACCATCGAGATCCGCGCCATGAATGCCGAGCGCGATCCGAACTGGAAGCCTGACTTTGTCGCTGGCGGGTTCTGCGGCACGGTTGTCAATCAGCGTGACCAGCGCTGGATTATCTCCAGCAGCGCGGATGCCCCGGTTGTTCGCATTCGCCTTGGCAAACAGGGCTGGAAGGATGCCAACGGTCGCCGCTTCCAACTCTCTGATGAGCCGGTCAAGTTTTACGACTACAACTTCTAATCACTAACGGGCGGGGACTTCAAACCCGCCCCTCTCACAGGAGACATCACATGAGCCGTTACACCTACGTCGAACACCCCGCCCACGAAGTCTTGCAGCCGGTCACGTTTGACTCGGCCCCGCGCATCACCCAGCAGCAGCGCGTCGATGTCTACGAGGGCGACACGCTGGTTCGCGCCTTCATCCACAACGCATGGCATGACTGCAATGGTCGGCTGGTGCGCTACACCACAGACGAGGTGGCGGCATAAGCCGCCCCTCTCCACAGGAGATTGATATGAACAGCCTTATCCGCATCCCTTGGAAGTTTTACATGGATCATTACGAGCGCGGCTTGCCAACCCCAGAAGAGGTTCGTACCACTAAGTCGCACGTTTACATCAGCACTGACGATCCGCACCTTAATTCCTTGTGGTCAGACGCTGAGTTTTATGCCCACAAGTTCGGGCCAGATCTTTGCCCATCTATCAAGGCCAGTGCCAAGGCCACGCTTGCAGCCATTGAAAAGTCTTCACAAATTGCTTGACTCTTAATTCACCGCCGTTAAGATAGACACATAACGAAACAGGAGTACGACATGAACGACTTCGTATGCCGCGAGTGCAAAGTAGAAGAGCCAGTCTGCGACGATTACTGCGTCGAGTGCGAGATCAAGTTCTTCCGCGCTAACCCCGACGAGCAGATGGATCTCATCCTGCAAGTCGAGAGCGACCCGGATTCGTTCGCCGCTTGGATTCCCGTTGTCAAGGCTTTGCAGGAGGCTGCATGAACAGCCCCGTGTATCACGCCGAACTGGATCGAATCACCAAGTCGCTCACGGAGTTGATCGACAACAAGTCACTCGACCCGCTCGTTGTGCAGGCAATCAACTACGCATACGTGCTTGGCAAGAACGACGGTTACGTCGCAGGCGTCAAGGCAGTTACGGAGGATCAGCGATGAAATCACCTTGGCCACAGTTTATCGGGATCGCCCTTTTGTTTTTGCTAGCCGCTGCGCTCGACCCGTGTGGTGACGGTGGTTGCACTCAGGCTGAGGAGGTAGCCAGCCATGCGCGATGAAATGCCGTGGGGTAACGACGACCAGTCGTGGTGGCAACAGATGGACGAAGAACTACAGCAACAGGAGGAGGCGGAGCGCATCGCGAAGTGTGATGCGGCTCTGGCCGAACTCCGAGCGATCATCGAAGACGAACTAATGAAAATCTACAGGAGCATGAACTGATGTCTGATCTTTTGCGAATCAATGTGAACGACCATCTCGAAAAGAAGAATGGTCTTTCGTACTTGTCGTGGGCGTGGGCGTGGGCTGAGGTATTGAAACTTGATCCGAGCGCGACATGGGAGGCGGTCGAGTACAACGGCATGCCAGCCTGTTTCCTGCCCGACCAGAGTGCGATGGTGAAAGTACGAGTGACGATCAAAGATCACTCGAAGACCTGCGTGTTGCCGGTAATGAATCACCGCAACCAAGCGATCAAGAACCCAGACGCATTCGCGATCAACACCGCTATCGTCCGATGCCTCGTGAAGTGCATCGCGTTGTTCGGTCTCGGCTTGTACGTGTATTCAGGTGAAGACAGCCCGGAGGGTAATGTGGAAGGAATAACGGTAGATCCGAGAGGCGATCTCGGACAGGGAGTTGACGAAGCAAAGCGCGACCAGTTCGTCGCCAAGTTCCGCACGGCATTCGATCTCGATGCGGAAGAGCCTGTCATCGCGCAGGCCGTGTTGGAGGTACACCGAGAGATCAACAGCGACCACGATCTGTACATCGCCGTTGCGGACGCGATGCTGCCGAAGGAGCGCAGCGCAATTAAGGCTTATCTGAAGATGGCAAAGGAGCAGAAGTAATGCAGTACGACAACAACAACCGTGGGGCTTTATTCAAAAACGACAAGCAGGGGAATGAGAAACGCCCCGACTACAAGGGCGACCTAAATGTCGAGGGCGTCGAGTACCGAGTTTCGGCGTGGATCAAGAAGTCGAAGGCAGGGATGAACTTTATGAGCCTGTCGATTGAGCAGAAGGACGGGCAGAAGTCGAAGTCGCCGCCGGTACAAGTGCCGGTCCAAGACTTTGTCGACGACGAACTGCCGCCGTTCTGAGTAAGGAATTTTCCTTACATGCAACGAATATTTCCTAAGGGAACTCAACCAGACCAGATCGCTTCGGCGGTCTCGGTCTTGGTTCGGGAACTCGACCCGACAATCAGTTGGAAGGTGGTCATCGAGGCGTTCAAGCCTAAGCGCACAGACGCCCAAAATCGGTTCCTCTTTGGGGTGGTATATCCCAGCATCCTAGAGGGCGGCGGAGAGGCTCTCCGTGGCTGGAATGCGATGGACCTGCATACCTTCTTCCTCGGCGAACACTTCGGATGGGAGGTCGTCGAGGGTTTTGGCAAGAAGCGCCACAAGCCTCTGCGTCGGTCGAGCAAACTGACCAAACAAGAATTCAGCGACTATCTCGCATTCATCGAGGCTCGGTGTGCGGAGATGGGCATACACATACCGGAACCCAGTTATGCGTAGGAAAGACATACCAGTCGAGTTGACTGCGATGGAGATGTATCAGGCCGGGATTGTCGGGATTGCTCGACGTATCGACAGCATGCGTCGAGGGCTGAGCAACACTACCGGCGTGACGAACAGTTGGAACATTGACATCGAAGGTGCGCTTGGTGAGATGGCCGTGGCGAAGGCGTTGAACCTATACGCTGGCCTGCCGATCAACAACTACAAGGATGCCGACATCGGGCAATATCACGTACGCGCCACAGAACTCGACGACGGGTGTCTGATCGTACGGCCAGAAGACAAACTCGATTGTATGTACATTCTGGTCACAGGCCGGAATGGCAAGTACGTCGTTCGTGGCCAGATCGAAGGATACGACGCGACAGACAAGCGGTTCTGGCGCAGCCCCAACGGACGGCCGGGTGCGTGGTTCGTCCCACAGTCAGCGCTGATCGGCATATGAACCTACGCAAAGAAGCCCGTGGTCGCGGGTGCATGGTCCGTCTTGAAGGGATCTGCAATCACAACTCAGAGACGGTTGTGCTTTGTCATTACAGGCTGTCTGGCGTATCTGGAATGTCCCTAAAATCAGACGACGTTATTGGCAGTTGGGCGTGTAGCGCATGCCACGACGCCATCGACCGCAGATCGCACACCGATCTCGACAGAGACTACGTGAAGTTGGCGCACCTAGAAGGCATGGTGCGAACCATCGCGCAGTTGCGTCGAGAGGGCAAGATATGACGTTCCTTGTAGATACACCGTATACACCGGCTTTTGTCCGAAACGAATTCCTGCACGATCATCAGGAAGGGCATGGAGACTTCAGCGCTTGCGTTGTGTTCGGCTTTAGATCTGAGCCAGCCCGAGTACCCATGTTTCAGATCATGCTGGATAACGGAGCGCAGTGGGCAAGGATTCCAATCCATGCGCTCTGCTCAAAGCCCTGCGACCCGATACCGCTTGATATCGCCTGCTGGTGGGATTCGTTCAGTAGACATTGCACCGTGCATCAATTCGACTTCTTGATCGGCCACCGTGTCGAAGGGCTTGGGCGCGATAAGGTGATGCGACCCGGTAAGTATCTGTTCACGGTCGATTGGTGCAACGGCGGGTGGTCAGAGATCAGCGACCAACACAAGAACCACCACGTCATCGAACTTGATGCAGGCCCGTGGATTGCGTATCCCAATAACAGGCTTTACTGGAAAGACTCTAGTTGGATCAAAAAGCCTGTCACCCCAATGCGATCACCGTCGCAAAGTTATAGTGTCGAAGGCTTGCCGTGACCTGCCGCAGTTGCAAGTATTCCCGTTTCGAGAACAACCAGTTGTATTGCTGGCACCACGAATGGCCTGCTGACTGGAAGTGCAATCATTTCGTGTACGAACCCGGAACAGACGAGGTCGAGTATGACAGTGGACAATCAAAGCCCACCGGGCGCATGGGCAGAAGAACTCAAGGCCGCACCGTGGGCGTACGGCCAAGAGCGTGACTGGCGCATCGATAACGCACTAGCCAATGTCAGGATGCGCGGCCTCTGGTCGGAGGCCAGCACCCTAGCAAACGAGATCAACAGCCTGAAGGCTGAGATCGCTCGGCTTATGCGTTCACAGACCGGCTGATCTCCGTCCAGTACACGCCGCCAACGCCAGAGGTGTCGCCGGTTTGTAGCAGCGTGATGATGTCGTATTGGCTTGCCGTGAAGGCCGTGCCACCGGACAGTCGCTTTGCAGTCGCATTCAAGACGAACGCCGTCGAAGAAGGCGAGTGAATATGAAGGATCTGACCGTATACACCATTCGTGAAATTTGAAATTTCAGACGCTGCATTGCTAGACGTAACGTCGATCCGGACGATTTGGTATCGAGACAGCGCGGCTATGTTCACATTCACAGCCGCTCCACCTCCTGCGTTATTCACCGTAACGCGATAGATGGGTGACGCCAGATCGCTTGTCAGGAAGTCATTCGGGACAACGTATCCAGAAGATGTCGCAGCAGCAAAGTCGTTGCCAGCAAAGTACGGCAGCGTCGTGATCTGCTCGGCGCGAACGCCAACCAATCCAGCCGTGCCACCGTTGGCCTGCATATTGTTATTGGTAATCGTGAACGTATTGCCGAGCGATGTCGTCGTCTCGATCATAATCGCGTTCTCTGCACCAGCAGCCGTACCGCCGATCTCAAGGAACGTATTGCTGTCGATCACCATTGACGAACTGGCCGTTGCCACAATCGCAGCGCCGCCCCACTTCTGCACAATGTTCTCGGTCAGAGAAGCATTCTGTACATACACCGCTTGGATTGCGCCCGAGTTGGTGTTGCCGAGGATGCCGTGAGCGATGACGACGTTGCCTTTGCAGACCACGTTCTTGTGGTTCAGCGTTGAACCGCCATTCAGATTGATGCCGTAGTTGTCGTTCTCGTAACCAGAGGCAGAGCCGTCCGGATTACGCGCATCGACGACATTGTTCGTGATGACGTTATTCGCGCCAGCATAGGCAGCAGCGCCACCGCTCGATGACGAACATGCGATGCCGCCGTAACTCGCGTAGACCTTGTTGCTGTCGATGGTGATCTCGTATCCACCGTGACAGTCAATCGGTTCCCATGCGTTGTACGCAGCGTAGTTGTAGCCAACATACCAGTCCCAGCAGAACGGATTCGCGGCGAGTTTAGTACCCGCATTCGGATCGCTGCTGTAGCCAGTCGAGTCATGCGTCAGCGTGATGCCGTACATGTTTCCGACCGTGCCCGGCGTAATATTCAAGAACTGGTTCTTGGTGGCGACGCCGTGGTTGCAGGATAAGAACGACGCGCCCGAGTAACCGCAGTAGTGGATCTTGCAGGAGTCGAGAAGGATGTCGTCGACGAACTGCGCGTAGATACCGTGACCACCGAACTGGGTGATCTCGACATCGACCAAGCGCAGGCCAGACTTACGCACCGAGGTTGAGGTGCCGATCATGTGAATGCCGTTCTCGTTCGGGATGTACACGGACGCAGCCGGTCCCTGCAACTTACCGCCTTCGATAGCGAAGTTGTTTGCGTTGACAGTGATCGCCTTCACGCCTGACCCAAGAGTCGGGAAACTCAGCACCGCGCCAGCATCGAGTATCAGCGTGATGTTAGCGTTGCCGACCGTCAGCGCACCGCACTTGTACGTTCCCTTCGGAAAGTAAATTGTGCCGCCAGAAGTCAGCGCATTGATTGCAGCCTGCACGAAGGTGGTGTCGGTCGTCGATCCGTCACCAGTCGCGCCGAAGTCTTTGACGCTCACGAGATCGCGCAAACGGTCACGGACGTTACGGATAACAGCGCCAGATTCAGCGCGGACATAGGACACGTCGACCGAGTCGTACGGAGTCGCAGGACCGGACGCCACAGTCGGGTTACCAGACGCATCAAAGCCGAGATACTTCTCAGCGCGATCCGTCGCATTCGGAATGTTGCTGAGCGTACCGGAGTCGGTGACCGGCGCGACCAGAGAGCGATCCATGCGCTCGTCCAACTGCTGCACGATCATCGTCAATTTGTCGACGGTTTGCTCCAGACTCTCCGCAGGCAATCGGTCGTTCGGCAAGAAGTCTGTCTCTTGCGTCAGCGACACGTTGCGTACGATGGTCAGCGTCGTACCCGTAGCGGGTGCGCTGGTCATCAACACAGTGCCGCCAGCCGTGCTGCCGGCTCCGGTCACCGTGTAGTTGGTGCCAAGCGTCTGCACGGTTTCAACACCAGCGGAAGACCGCAGGATGACCTGCAAGTCGCCGTTCGCCAAGAAGTACCACGGCACAGCGAACGAGGTCGTCGTTCCGTTCCCGCTGTACTGGATCTTTGCAGTCGTACTCGATACGGTCATGTCAGTCTCCGATATGCCTGCGAGGCATTATAAATCACTGGGGTGGTGCGCCGCCGACCAAGGCGACGGGGTTCTGGGTGCGACCCTCGCTCATAGCGATCACACCATCGATGGTTCGATTGATCTGCGCGGACGGCAGGTGCAGAGCGATACCTGCCACGTTCACACCAGCACGAACGAATGCGCGGTCGAGTTCGTCCTGATTCGCTTGCTGTGCAAACTTGTTCAACTCGTTGAAGAAGCGCAGGCCAGCAGGACCGTTGTAGCCGAGGCCACCGGAAGTCGACAGACCGAACATGATCTGCGCTGCACCAGCGGCTTCACGTACGCCGACCATCGTGCCGAACAAGAACGACACCTGCTCTGCGGCTAACTTCTTTGCGATCTCTTCGTCGTCGTCCTCGTCGCCGATCTTGAATGCTTCTTTAATCAGCATTCCGAATACGGCAGGAACCGAGTAAATCAGCAGCAGATCTGTTGCGAGTCGCGCTACTTGTGCAAGGCTGCGCGGGTTCGTGCCACGGATTCGCTCGACGCCAAGGTTGTACGCCGTGTTGAAGTAGCCGTAGAACACCGTGAAGATTTTGACGAACTCGGAGCCGCGCTGGATTGCAGCCAGATCTTTCATCTGACCACCGCCTTGCGATGCTAGTACGGCCTGATCCGCAATCTGGATTGACGTGTCTTCGTCGTACCCTTCGGTCTGCGCCTTCTGGTACGCGCCCCACCATGTCGGGATATCAACCGTCATCTGGATCGCAGTCATCGGCAGGAACATCGCACCGTCAATAAACTGACGGGACTCTGTCTTGCCGCGCAAACTGTTTCGCAGATCGTTCAACTCTCGGTTCTGCGTACGCTTGCGGTTACGCATGAACGAAGACTTCTCCAGCACCGTCGTTCCCAACTTGACTGGATTCTTTGCGAATGCCGCTACGCCCTGTGCGATGTACTTCGGACCGACACGCACAATCGACTGCGACAAGCCAAGCGGCTGCATAAGGGCGTTGACAATATTAAATCCGAGGCCGGCCACCATCGATCCGATACGGATGTGACGCAGCGGTTTGTCGAGTGCATGCGGATTGTTCTGCTCACCCGCTGCAATCGCTTCGACAGCAGTACGCAACTGCCGTGTCATCTCTGCGCCGTAACGCTCACGGATCGTGCCGTCAACAGCGCGAAGGATTCGGTTGGCATCGACCAGCCATTCCTTGTAGGCAAGGTAATGCACCACGTCTGTTAGGCCGTTGAAGGTTGCGTCCATCGTCAGCAAGATCGGACGACCCTTCACTTCCTCAGCGCGACCCTTCACAAAGTTGCTGCGAACTGTGGCCGCAGTACGCGCACCACGCAGTTGCCGCTTGGCCTCTTCTTCAGCAGCCATCTGCTCAGTACGCAGGCTCTCAGCAGGATCGTACACGGCAGGGTAATAGCCGCCGCGATACGTGCCGAACTTTGTTTGGATAGGCACAGCCTCGATCCACTCAGGTTCTTTGCCCATCAGGCTGCGCTCA